CTATATCGGTACTCAAAATACCTATGGAGATGAATATAGTTCAATTTATTGGAATAATGGAGTTCCAACTCCAACGACTACGGTAATAAAAAGAGACTTTATTATTCCTTCAAACGCAACAATCACATTTACTAATAATAATAAAGCATAGATGAGAGTAATAGCATTAGTAGTAACAAACGGCTTTTCTAATTTATATGCACCATTAAAATGGCAGAATTCTACATCTTTAACCAATCAAACAACAATAACAATAAGTATAAATAGTAATAATACTCTTGCAAATGGGCAAACTATTGAAGGATATATTATTGTTGCATTTGATACAGAATTAAATTCTTCAAATGTTTGACAAATAATAATATAATATGTTATAATATATTATAATATTAAGTCGCTGCTTCGCGCCGATTTAATATTAACAAAATAAGGAGTCGCCTAATACGCGCTCCTTATTTTTTAATACTCAAAAATAATAATAATATTTTTGCATAACATAAATACATTTCAGATAGGAAATAGTTTAATCAAATTCTAGGAAGTGATGAAAATGGCACATGTTTTAACTAAACAAGGTTCACGAGATAATGTTGTTACTTATGAATATATATGTGATACTATGGAAGATATGCCTAACATAGACTCACGTTATATTACGTTAGGTTCAGTATGCATTGTCGTTTCTGGTCAATCAGGAGGGGTAGAAGTATATATTGCTGATTCTCATAAACAGTGGGTTTCTATGGCTTCATTAGGTAATAGTGAAAATGGCGAGTCTGGTTTAGAAATTCATATTTGTACTAGCGGTGAGGTAGATAATGAAACTCATTTACCAGATATTGACGAGCCAGTTGAAAATGTATTATATTTTGTAATGGATAGTGAGGAAAGCAATAATCTATATACAGAATATATTTATTTAGATGGTAATTGGGAATTAGTTGGTAGCGGAAATATTGATGTAAGTGATAAAGCGGATAAAAATAATACTATTTTAACAGGAAGTCTAAGTTTAGGAAGAGCAGCTAATTCTACCATAGGAAATAATAGTATTGCTATAGGTGAAAATGTAACCGCATCTGGAACACGCTCTTCTGCATTTGGACAAGGGACCACTGCTTCTGGATCTCAAGCTCATACCGAAGGAAGCAGCACACAGGCTATTGGTTCGGACACTCACGCGGAAGGCACTAACACTAAAGCATTAGGACCACATTCTCACGCGGAAGGTCTAGGTACAATTGCTGATATGGTTTCAATGCACGCTGGCGGTGAATTTAATGCTATTACTGCTCCACAAATTCAACCGTCTACCGAATATGCTACAGATGATTTAGTAGTTTATCAGGGAAAATTATATAAATGTAAGACAGCGCATACTAGTAATAGTGATACAGGATTTATCAGTAGCAATTGGGATGAATATAATATATATCCGTTTTTTGTTATAGGTAATGGTTCAGATGATGAACATCGTAATAATATATTTACAATTTATTGTAATGGTTCTGTTACGGAAGGATCTTAGACTACAATTAGTACAGCAGATGCTCATGCCGAAGGATATTAGACAACTGTTACAGGTTATGCAGCTCATGGTGAAGGTTCTGGTACTACTGCTAACGGAGCCTTTTCTCATGTAGAAGGATAGGGTACTAATACCACGAGTTCTGCTGTTGCTGCTCATACTGAAGGACAGGGAACTCAAGCGACAAGTACTGGAGCCCATGCTGAAGGCGCTTCTACTATTGCTGAGGGAGCTTTCTCGCACGCAGAAGGAACTGGAGGCACTTTTACCTTAAATAATATTACATATACTAGTAAAGCTAGCGGAATTGCAGATCATACAGAAGGTTATCAAACTTTAACTGTGAGTGCTCAACCAGGCAACCACGCCGAAGGATATCAAACAAGAGCAACTGGCGGCGGCGCCCACTCCGAAGGTGCTACGACACTTGCTTCTGGAGCAAATTCTCACGCTGAAGGCAATACAACAACTGCTTCTGGAGCAAACTCTCACACTGAAGGTAATGCAACAGATGCTACTGCAACAAATTCGCATGCTGAAGGTAATTCAACTCATGTTTATGGCAGTCAAGGTCATGCTGAAGGATCATTTACTATAGCCAGAGGAGGAAATAGCCACGCAGAAGGTCAAGGAAATTCATCTACAACCTATGGAATCTCATATAATAATACGAAATACTATCTAGGGGCTACTGGTACTGGCTCTCATTGTGAAGGTTTTAGTACTGTAGCTTATGGAAATTATTCTCACGCAGAAGGCAGTTCAACCTTAGCTATAGGTATATAGTCTCATGCTGAAGGATATGGTACAAAAGCAGTGGGAGGCAGTAGTCATACTGAAGGTTATTCAACAGTGGCTTCAGCTGGTTTTTCCCATGCTGAAGGTTATATGACGACAGCTTCATATGATTATGCTCATGCCGAAGGATATAATTCAATCGCCTCTGGATAGTAGTCTCATGCTGAAGGGAATAGTTCAAAAGCTAGTAATAATTCAGCTCATGCAGAAGGTAGCGTTACGCAGGCTACCGGATCGTGTTCTCACGCTGAAGGTTCATCAACAAAGGCAACAGCATAGAGTGCACACGCAGAAGGAAATTATACAACCGCCTCTGGAGAGTATAGTCATGCAGAAGGCAGTTATACTAATGCACTAAATAACTATTCTCACGCGGAAGGATATTATACAAAAACAAGTGGTGCAGCACAACACGTCGGCGGTTTGTATAATCATGTAGTTCCATTTGATGGTACTATTGATTTAAAGACTGTAGAAGACGAAACAGCTGAAGAGTATATTCCAAATAAATATTATCCCCCATATAGTACTCATTTTAAAGTAGTAAATGATAACGTAACAACATATTATGTACCTCATGCGACTGTTTTACCTTATATTTATCCACATATAGATGCTCAAAGTGCTCAATTATATTGGCATAATATGACCAATTTACCAAATGAAACTGACCCAGAAACAATATCTTATTGGGATAAAGATACATTATATCCATCTACTACAATAGTAAAAATGGATATTCAAGGAAAAATAAAATATTTTCAAAGTCATAATCCAATTACAACAACTTATTTTCCTTTAACAAATAACTCAATATTTCATACTCAAACTTTACATTCATCATATTATCAAACTTTTAATATATTGGAAATAATTGGTAACGGGTCTTTGTCTCGTTCTAATGCTAGAATATTAGATATATACGGTACTGAACGTCTTATGGGTGATATTTATGTTCATGCAAATCCTGATTCTACCGGTGGTGATAAAGTTGCCACCGAATCTTTTGTAACAACCCGTGTGCCAACTCCGCCGACAACAGATGGTACTTATACATTATAGGTAACTGTTTCTGATGGTGTTGCTACATATGCTTGGGTATAAGGAGGAGATAATAATGGCATAGATAATGACAAAACGAGGATAGCAAGATAATGTAGTAACATATGAATTTGTATGTGATACTACAGCGGATATGGAACTAATTGAGCCTAGGTATATAACTTTGGGCTCTGTTGCTATTATATTAGAAGGTAATGCTGGCTTTGAAGTATATATGGCCAATAGTAAAAAACAATGGATTAGTCTTGGTGCTGGAGGCGGTTCTTCAGGTGGAGCTGCTTCTCCTGTTGTAGATCAAGGACAAGCAGATTCAATGGTTTTATAGGAGTGATGAAAAATGAGTTATGAACCAACTACATGGGAAGCTGGAGACGTAGTAACCAGCGCAAAATTGAATAAAATGGAATAGGGTATTGCGAGTAATGGGATATTAATTGTTCATGTTACAAGTGGTACATTAGATAAAACTTGGCAAGAAATTCATGATGCTGATGTTTGTTATATAATATAGAAATATACTAATGAAAAAAATACACAATTAGTAATTAAAACTTATATCAATAATTCAAATTATATAATTGATGCCATTGAATCTTATCATAATGAATGCGAAATTATTCATTATGAAGCAAATTCTTCTAATAGTTATCCTGAAAGAGAATCAATTGAGATGTAATGAGGTGATTAATAATGAGTTATACTCCAACAGTATGGAAAGCTGGTGACACGGTTACAAGCACTAAATTAAATAAGTTAGAAAATGGAATAGCTAATAATGGAATATTAGTAGCCAATATCAATTATGACACTTAGGGTTTAGACAAGACTTGGTAGGAAATATATGATGCAAAATTTTGTATAATTTGTAATTCACATGAAGATAATAATATACAAGGGAAAGCATACTACCTACCTATATTAATAACAAATGAAAATTCAGAATATACAATAGCAGTTTTTGACCCATTAAATTCTGAAAATATAATACTCATTGCTAATTCTGCTGATGAATATCCAGTTTATTAGGAAGGAGCATCTGAACTTCCAGAAAGCCCACCATATGATCCACCAAGTGTCAGTTAAAATAATATATTATAATATATTCAATTAAAATAAACGAGGTGATAACCGATGGATATAATTGATATTATGCTTGCAAGAGCAATGACTCCCCAAGGCCAAACTGATGCATATGTTGCAAAAGCTAACGCTGCCGCGGCTAAGGCTGAAAAAGCAGAAGAAGACGCCGCCGCTGCTATTGCAACAGTAACAGCTGCAGCCGAAGATATCGCTACTGCACAAGAAGCAGCTGCTCAACTTCTTGAAGATGCTCAAGATGCTTTAGAAACAGCTCAAGCAGCACAAATTAATACTCTAAGTACAGAAGATGTAGATACTGAAATTAAAAAACTAGATGTTAGCGTCAATGTAATTGATAGTTCTGGCTCAAAACTAATTCAAGCAGTAACTACATATCCAGACAATACATTAAATACTGAAAATATTACACGACTATATAAAGCAACTGGTTCCAATGAAGATGGAACCATGACTCAAAAAGCTATTACTGATGCTTTGGCAGCTAAAGCGAGTTAGACATATGTAGACAATGCTATAGCATCTATTCCTGCAGGTGGCGGATCTAGTAATACTGTAATTAACTTTAATGTGAATGATGCTGGGAAATTAGTTTCTATAGATGAAAATGGACATCTTACAGCTAGTGGAATTAATGAAGAAGATCTTATTATTTCTCTATTACAGTCTAATAACTATTTACTCGCAGGCGCAGTTGGTTTAAATATTAATTATGCCAATCGTACCTTTAATCGCTTACAAAATGCTACAGCTCTTTCTATGGGATCTGATTTTGATCAATTCTTAATGTATGGCGGTCGCAAACGTTGTAATGTAGATGATGATGGTACTATTACTGCTTTTTATGGTGAAAATAATTATGTAGAAGATGGTTCTAATGGGCAGGTTATGGTTTATCAACCTAAATTCTATTATAAGCGTTTATTATTAGAAACCGAAACAGCATCTAAAGGTCAAATTATAAGGCATGAATCATTAATACTCTCACCAACTAAATATGAAGGTTTTAAAGTTGCACCTATCTTTAGCACATCCGAGGGTGAATTGGACTATGTTCTATTATCAGCTTATGAAGGTACAATTACTAATGATAAAATGACTTCAGTTGCTGGTAGTAAACCGACTACCAATATAACTATTAGTGAGGCTGAAACCGCTGCTACGGCGCGCGGAAACGGATGGCATATTACTAATATGGCTGCTGAAGCAACTAATCAAATGTTAGAAATAGTTGAATTTGGTTCTATGAATGGATAGAAATCACTTGAAGATGGTATTTGTAAAATTACAGGAATGGTAAATGTAAATAGTTCTTCTTTAACAGGCTCTACAGCATTATTATGTAATGCTTCTGGTCATGCTACTAGTACAATTAATGAAATAAATGGAACTACCACCACTGAAACCGCAGTGGGCAAACGCACGATCAGCTATCGTGGTATAGAAAATCCATGGGGTAATGTATGGAAAATGATCGGTGGTATAAATATTAAAGGAGATGGAGTATCAGAAGGTGGTATGCCATGTATTTGTACTGATTATGAATATACACCAAGTCTTATTTCTAACAATTATGAAGATATTGGATTTAATTTACCCTCTAATTATGGATGGATTAACGCTATGGGTTATGGAAAAGCTAAATACGATTGGATTTATATGCCTATTGAATGCACTGCAAGCGCGGATAGTCTATTACCTGTTGGTGATAATCTTTGGACTGCGGCAAATAATAATGAAAATCGTATTGTTGCAATTGGTGGGCATCATAATTCTGATGCGAATAATGGACCTTTTTATTACGCAGCCGATCGTACTTCTGCAGAAAGTGCAAGAATTAATTATGGTGCTCGTTTAATGTATATTCCCACTAAAAATTCAACTTATACTGCTAATATTAATAAATGGACTAGTATAATGGGAGAGTGATTATAATGAAAGAATATGGAAAAGTATATAGTTCTATACAACCATAGAATATTAAAATCACTGATAATGCTGTTTTTATTGCTACTAATGTTGAATCTTATACAAAAACTATTGATGGACATACATAGACTGGTTATATGTATGATTGTATTGAATATACTAAAGATGAATATTTAATAATACAAAATAGTAAAATTACAGCATTAGCACAGGAATTATAGGCGGCAAAAATTTTATTAGGAGTTGATTAATTATGACACTATTAGAATTAGCGCAAAAACTCCGTCCATATATTGAAAAAGCAGCGATTTCACTCTCAGATGAAGATGCCCTAGAAGCAGTTAATTTATTTTCTAATTGGAAATCAAATAAATCTTATGTAAAGGATGAACGAGTTAATTATGAAGGTATTTTATATAAATGTCTTTAGGCTCATACATCTTAGGATGCTTGGATGCCAACCGCTGCACCTAGCCTGTGGGCAAAAGTACTTATTCCAGATACAAATGTTATCCCTGAATGGGAACAACCAGATAGTACTAATCCTTATATGAAAGGAGATAAAGTAATGTTTGAGGGACAAACATATGAAAGTACTATTGATAACAATGTATGGTCACCTGCTGCATTCCCACAAGGATGGAATTTAATAAGTTAATATTTGACTTTTTAACAATTTTGATGTATAATATTAATAGAAATGAAAGGTAAGGAACTTTCACTTCTATATAAAAATTTCATAACATAAGGAGGTTATGAGTATGGCTATTAAAATTTATAGCGACAAAACTAACAAGTTCTATAACTCTGTTGAAGAAGCAAATCGCGCAGAGTTTGAACTAAAAGAGAAAGAGAATTTAGCAAAAATTCAAAAGGAGCGCGAACTGGCGCTGGCTAAAGAAAAGAAGGAAAAAGCTATTGCTGAACGTAAGGTTGCGGCTGAAAAAGTCGAAACTGCTCGCAAGGCTTTTAATGAAGCACGTAAGGCATACCATGATGAACTAAATGGTTTTTGCCAGAAGTATGGTACTTATCATTATACTACTAATGGTAAGGATGATGTGCCTTCTCTTTTCGATCTCTTTGACAATCTCTTTAAGTTTTAAGGACTAAGGCTTATGGACTGAGCCTTATCAGTCCTTTACAGGCCCTTAGTTCAACGGCAGAACACCGGTCTCTAACGAAATTGGAGCCTTATATGGAAACATATAAGTGAAAACGCCGCTAAGTCGGAGAAAGCTTAACTGCTAACCCCGAGCAAGGAGAAATCTATGTGTAGAGACTTTACACGGCGCATCCGCTAAAAAGGATGAAGATAAAGTCCGGACCACGATGCGAAAGCAACGCGTGTGAAGAAAACCGTTATATCCCTCTGAAGGAGGTAGTCTGGGTTCGAATCCCAGAGGGCCCGCTACATTTCGGCGCAAGCAGCAATTTATTTATTGTCACCATTTTTATTGATAGCAGACAAACTATCCAGCGCCGAGTAATGCGCTTATCGTATAAAAGTAGTATATCGTCCTTCCAAGTCGATGGTGCGGTGGCAGAATCCGCTAAGCGCTCTCCCCAGCCGCTTCCTTGCTGGGCGCGAAAAATGGAAGAAGGTATGCAAGTCACCTTAATTACTGCTGGGAGTGATAACCCCAAAAACTGGCCTAGGACAGTAGAACTCGGAGCCTTGTGTTAGGCCATCCTAATCAATATACACACGGAGATTCTAACCGTAGAAAGTAGAACGTATTTCCTTAAACGATAAATAGGGCGTAAGGCGACACGATATATCGCTGCATAATATCGGAAGTTGCGAAGCCGTGAGTGCGATTTCCGTGTATCAGAACGTCTAACGCAATTGGACTAGTAGGATATACGGAAATTTTTATTTATGGAGGGAATATTATGGCATCAAAAACACATTCATGTACAATAACAGTTGCTAGTGGTTATTGGAATAAAGAAGATGGTGAGGGTACGGTTTATTCTGGATCAGGCAGCGCTACTGCAGGAACATATGATACAACTAATAATTCATATGAGGTAACAAAAATGACTTTAGAGTTTAAAAAACTACGTTTTTATAGCTCATGGGGATTTTTTAGAGTTCTAGATTAGAATAATAACATTGTAGCCGAATCAGCGAGATGGAATAGTAACAGTTAGTATGAAACAGGTGGATATGTTACGGGTACAACTCAAGATGTGATATGTATTAAATTACCAGATGCACAAAATTTATAGAAAGCAATTAAATTAACAACATTTTCTGTTGTATTATGTAAATCTGGCCAAGCCGGTAGTAATTAGGGTAATGGAAATTATGCATCACTACGGAGTCCAGGTAAAATAACATTTACAGTAGAGTACACTGAAACTCCGAAAAAACCTAGTAAACCTACTTTCATATGGCCCGCTATAAATAATGCAACCACTTATAATAGTAAACCTAGATTTAAAATGAAGGGTACTGTTAATGGAACTAATAAATTAAAATACTATTATAAGATTGATACTGGTAGTTGGACTGCAGTAAATTCTACTGTAACAACTCCTGTTAGCAGTGGAACAGAAGAAGCATGGTCATTATCAACCGCATTAAGTGCAGGTGATCATACTATATATATTAAAACAAATAGTGGCTCTGATTCTGATGAAGTTTCTCGAGCATTTAAATATGTAGCTTTATCAAATATATCTAGTGGTAGTAAAATTACCAGTAATCAAATGAGTAATTTAGCTACATATATAAATAATTTATCATCATATTATAATACTGGAACTTCAACTACGATTACTTCACCGACACAATATACTTCCGCTAAAAGTAATAATTGGACTAACTATTCAACAAAAATTAGTGCATTACCAAGCGGTGCTAGCTTCTCTAATCCAACTGCAGGAACTAAAATTAATGCATCTTATTACAATAGTTATCTTACTACATTACAATCAAAGTAATATTTGACTTTTTTCTAATTTTATATTATAATAATTATAGAAAGAAGGGATAAAATGCTTGATGATTTCATTATAAATTATAGTTATGATGAGTGCGATGATTTATATTATTCTAATGAAGATTTAGTTGAAATTTTAGAAATTGAATATTTGACCAATTATGAAAATTCTGATATAATAAATATGTAAGATAAAAGGAGATTTTGGTATGGACAACATTAATGAACAGGTTACCTTTAGTTATGAATTTTGCGACAAAGACGATGGTATAATGCATGAAGTAAGAACTGTTAAGAAAAAAGATTCTATCACCGTTTCAGAACTTTGTGAAATGTTTATAGATTTCATGAAATCTGCGGGTTATTCAGAAGATAATATTTGGGATTATTTTGATAATAATGGGTATTAACTCAGTTGGTCAGAGTTCTGGTCTTATAAACCAGCGGTCCTGGGTTCAAGTCCCAGATACCCTACTTTATAGGCACATGCAGCAAACTTTTTAAAATCGCAAACTGTTAATTTGCTCCATTTTATTTGTGCCTAGTATTTCCCAATAAGGTAGCATGGATGAGCGCGAACTGAAGTGCTTGAGGGACAGGAACTTCTATCTACAGGGCCTGTGAGTAAAGGTAGATAGCGTTGTGAGAGAAGGTATATCTAGACTCCCCACTCGGCTAAACGGATTAGCAAAAGGTGCCGGCTAGATCGCGGCTTAGTTTCATCTGACTTTAATCGCTGCGTTAAGGCAATAAAAGCGGACATACGTATGGGGTTTATGGTAATCCTCTCTATCGGAGAAAAACCTAACGCCCGAAAACCGCAGGGAGGAATGGAGTTCCTCGTGGTGGACGCATCTAAGTAGCTGGTTCGATTCCAGATGCGGCGTACCGATATGAAGTTCGGAGTAGGGCAATTTTATATGTGGCTATAGTATAGCAGTAATACGGCACCCCGCCACGGTGCAATCACGGGCGCGAATCCCGTTAGCCACTCTTATAGACACATACAGCAACCTTTTTCTAAAGATGATTGAGGATCCGCGTGTTATTGGTTCGAGTCCAATACTGCGCCTTAACAGGGCAGTTAGCTCAATTGGTAGAGCGGCGTACTATTGAATGTGTCTAGTTTATGGCTCTATCGTATAGTGGTTATTACGCGAGCTTGTCACGCTCGATACTGCAGTTCAATTCTGCATAGAGTCGCTTCCGCCTGATCAGCGGTGTCCGACAACTGGACGTGATTACAAGAAGTTGTAGCCGGTAGCGCAGGGTTGATCTGCGTAGAGGGACAATCATATCTGAGTTGTGGGTTCGATCCCCACCATGCTGGCAGATATGCTAGCGTGATAGTATGGAAAACACCAGTAATATGAGGGCGTAGCTAGCCTAGCCTCGGTTAACTTGATAGCTACAAGTTAACCTTTTATATCGCACTGTCGTCTAAAGGCTTAGGACATTTGGCTCATAACCAAAAAATATGGGTTCGATTCCCATTGGTGCTACGAATTTTATCAGCGCGAGCACATATCTCGTGTTAAGCGGTATAGAAATATACCGCTCTTTAGTGTATAAAGGAGGAATTTATGTTAGATATAATTATTCCAACCTATAATGATTGCGAAGGTTTAAAACGTAGTCTATAGTCTATTCTTATGGAATCATGGATTAAGATTACAGTAGTTAATGATGCCTCATCTGATAATTATTCATGGTTGCAAAATGAATATCCTTCTATTTAGTATTTAGAAATGAAATAGAATAGTGGGCCTGGTGCTGCACGCAACTTCGCGCGCAAACATACTTCTGAACCTTATATTTTATTTTTAGATTGTGGAGATATTATTTATTCTAAATATCTTTTCTATGAAATAAGAGATACTTTAATATCAAATCCAAATTTGTATCTTTATGGTTGGTCTTGGATTGATATTGAAGATGGGCGTTTACGCAAAGAATCAGATCCATCTACGCCAGGAAAAGTTTATTCTCGTAAATTTTTAGAAGAATATTCCTTATGGTAGTGTGAAGGTTTAGGTTCATATGCTGGCGAAGATATGAGTTTTAATTTAGCCTGTAATTCTATTATAGAAGAATTGGAAGAAGAAGATAAAATATATCATTATTACGCTTCTATTCCTATCTGTTCAATTATTACAAATGAAAATTCTATTACACATAAAAATAATAAAGAATTTATGTATAAATAGACTCCAGGTTTTATATAGAATATTGCCCACTGTAGTCATTTATTAACTATTAATAATATTTCTATTGATAGACAGTTATCAATTATTAATAATTTAATGGTTTTATTATATCATTAGTTTTTATTATGTTTAAATTATGATCCTAATTTTGCAGCATATTATTGGCCTAAGATGCATTCTCTATATTAGAATGTATATATCAAATATACTATTTATCCTTAGAATGAAGAATATTTATC